ATGTCGACTGACAAGCAGCCGGCGCAGCGAGCCTCCTCGCGCGTCCTCGGCCCCATGATGCTCGCCGCCATGATCAACGGCGTACACCTGGAGGAGATCGCCAAACGGGAAGGCATGACCGTGAAGCGCGCCGAGTGGATCGTGCGCAGCGAGTTGCGCCGACGCTGGATCGCGCCCTTGCAGGAATATGCGCGGCTGCAGATCGCGCGGCTGGAGGGGCTGTTCGAGAAGCTCAAGGCCAAGGCGGAAACCGGCGACCTGCCGTCCATCGACCGGCTGCTCAAAGTGCTCGACCGGCTCGACCGCTACCACGGCTTCAGCAAGCTGGTCGCCGTGTCCAACGCCGCGCAGGAGGACGTGCGGCAGAAGCTGATGGCGAAGGTCGAGAAGACGCTGCGCAAGCCCGCGAGGCCGGCATGAGGCGCGCACGGCCCGGTCGCGCGGTCGACCTCAGCGACATCTTCCGGCTGCCCGAAGCCGAAGCCCGCGCGTTCTTCAAGCGCCTTACGCCCGAGGAGGCGGCGCTGATCTACTACGATTGGTCGCTCTGGGCGCGACCCAACCAAAGACCGCCCGAGGGCGACTGGGTGTACTGGCTGATGCTGGCCGGACGCGGCTTCGGCAAGACGCGCGCCGGCGCGGAGACCGTGCGCGCCTGGGCGCGCGACTATGACGGCGTCAACCTAATCGGCGCCACGCGGCACGACGCGCGCGAGATCATGGTGGAGGGCGAGTCCGGGCTGCTCGCCGTCTGCCCGGCCGACGAGCGGCCGCGCTTCCTGCGCGCTTCCGATCAGCTATTATGGCCGAACGGCGCGATCAGCCATCTGTTCTCCGCCGAAGAGCCGGACCGGCTGCGCGGCAAGCAGCACACAAAGCTTTGGTTGGACGAACTTGCGGCGTGGCGCGACCCCGACGCTTTCGATCAGGCGATCCTCGGCCTGCGGCTCGGCGACCGGCCGCAGGCGGTGATCACGACGACGCCGCGACCCAGCAAGTTGATCAAACGGTTGCTGGCCGACCCCGGCGCGGTCGTCACGCGCGGCTCGACCTTCGACAATGCGCCGTTTCTCGCCGATGGATTTCTGACCCAGATCGTCGGCCAATGCGAGGGCCGCGCGCTGAGCCGGCAGGAGATCTACGGCGAGATCGTCGAGGAGACGCCGGGCGCGCTCTGGACGCGGGCGTTGCTGGAGCGCCAGCGATTGCCGGCCGACGGACCGGCGCGCGATTATGTCGAGATCGTCATCGGCGTCGATCCGCCGGCGCGCTCGGGCGCGAAGGCGGACGAATGCGGCATCGTCGTCGTCGGCAAGCTGGCGGGCGGGATCATTCATGTGCTGGCCGATCTCACAAGCCAGGGCGAGACGCCGGGGGAATGGTCGGCGCGCGTGGTTTCCGCATTTCACCGCTTCGCCGCCAACCGCGTCGTGGCGGAGATCAACAACGGCGGCGAGATGGTGACGCAGGTTTTGCGGCAGAGCGACCCGAACCTGCCGGTGCGAACGGTGACGGCGACGCGCGGCAAATATCTGCGCGCCGAACCCATCGGGGCGGCCTACGAACGCGGCGCGGTGTTTCATTGCGGCGTGTTCGCCAAGCTGGAGGATCAACTCTGCACGCTGGCGGCGGATTTCGACGCGCGCGCCTCCGGCTTCTCGCCCGATCGCGCGGATGCGCTTGTTTGGGCGATCGCCGATCTGCTGTCGCCCGCGCCGGCGCGGCCGGCGGACATGCTGAACCTTTACGCGCGCGAATTGCGCGGGGCCTGAGGGTCAGCGCCGCTTCGACGGCGCGAGCGCATGCAGGGTCTGGCCGAGCTTGCGGTGAAACTCGGCCGCCGTGAATTGCGCGTTGAACGCCTCCGTCTTGTCGGCGTTCGGCTCGGGGCATTGCGTGACGGGATTGACCACGCCCTGCGCGCGTAGTTGTTTGCTGAACCGGGCCTCGAGCCGCTCGCGCGGCTCGGCGGCGGAGAACACGCCGCTGATCCAGACATCGGCCCCGGATTCGGCGACGCAGAAGGTCCAGCGCGGCGAAGGCGACGCGGCGGCGATCAGCAGGACTACGAGCAGCGGCACGAGGGAACTCCGGCGCCGCGCTTACCAGAACCGCCGCGCCGCGCAAACGGCCGAGAGAACAAAAACAGAACTTTTGCTTGACCGCTTACGCCGTATCCCTTAGTATCTGGTACATTGGAGATCATGCGGGCGGCGCCAAGGCTTCCCCCCAGGCCCTCCAATCTCTCCTCCCCCCGATCCGACTGCGCGAAGCCCCGGCCTGCCGGGGCCTCGCGCTTTTTCGTCAGGAGCCGCATGTGCTGAAGCTCGATCTGTTCCTGCCTCTGACCAAAGTGGACGCCGATCAACGCACCGTGCACGGCGTCGCGACGGCCGAAGCGCCGGACCGCGCGGGAGAGGTCTGCGACTACGAAACAACCAAGCCCTATTTCGCCGCGTGGTCGGAGACGGCGCGCGAGGCGAGCGGCGGCAAATCGCTGGGCGCGGTGCGCGCCATGCACGCGCGCGTCGCCGCCGGAAAGCTCACCGACATTTCCTTCGACGACGAAGGCAAGCGCATCCTGGTCGCGGCCAAGATCGTCGACGACGAGGAATGGAACAAGGTGCTCGAAGGCGTCTACACCGGCTTCAGCCAGGGCGGGCGCTATGTGAAGCGCTGGGAAGACCCGGACACCGGGTTCATCCGCTACACCGCCAATCCCACGGAGATCAGCCTGGTCGACGTGCCCTGCCTGCCCGGCGCCACCTTTCAGCTCGTGAAGGGCGACGAGGTCGAGGCCCGCGCGTTCAAGACCGAACAATCAACCCAATCGCCAGCGCCGCCGCCCGCGGCGCCGCCGCCGCCTCCCGAGGCGCCGCAGGTCTCCTCCTCGGAGGCGCTGGCGAAGGCCGCGCTCGCGATTGCGAGCGCGGCCGACAAATTGGAGAAGGCGATCGAGGAGAATTCGCGCCTGCGCGCCGCGCTCGCGCTCGTCTCTCCCGACATCGAGGCCCTCGCCAAACGCGTCGCCCACCTGGAGGCGCAGCCGGCGCCGGCCAAGGCCGCGTTGCGCGCCAGCCCTCGCGAGTTCGACGGGCTCGCCGAGCCGCGCGTCGGCGGCGTCGACGCCGCCATCAAGACGCTGAGCGAGCTGCCGGAGAAAGACCGCACGCTTGCCTTGATGAAGGTGAGCCTGGCCAATCCCAGCCATCCGCATTTCTGATCGGCTGATTGAACCACGGGAACCGCTCGTCGCCGGCGCCCCGTTGATTTCCGCCCCTTGCGGCGAAACCCCGCGTCTTTCGACGCATCGTCCCCCCTGTCACAGGAAGGTTGCATGTCCCTCGCCGCCATGACGCAAGAGACGCTGGATTTGATGAAGGCGTCTCTCTCCAAAACCGTTACGATCTCGACCGGCCTCTCCGCCTACGATCTCCAGGCGCCGGCCAAGAACCTCTACCCCATCATCACGCCGCTGCGCAATTCGCTGCCGCGCGTTCAGCGTCAGTTTCCCGGCGACGCGGCGCGCTGGCGCACCATCGCCTCCGTGCTCGGCTCGGGCTATGACGCGATGGGCTGGGTGCCCGAGGGGCAGCGCAGCGCGAGCATGAGCTATCAGGCGACGCCGATGGTGGCGCCCTATGTTACGCTCGGCGAAGAAGACACGGTGACGTTCGAAGCCGAAGCCGCCGCGCAGGGCTACGAGGACATCAACTCGACCGCGACGCTGCGCCTGTTGCAGAAGACCATGCGCAAGGAAGAGACCGCGCTGCTCGGCGGCAATGTCTCCGTCGCGCTCGGCACGCCGGCCGCGCCGGTGCTCTCCGCCGCCGGGACGGGCGCGACCTTGCCGGCCGCGACCTATTCCGTCATCGTCGTCGCGCTGACCTTCGAGGGCTATCGCAATTCCACGCTGAGCGGCGTCGCGACCTCGAAGACCATCACCGGCAACGACGGCAACACCTATACGCTGAACGGCGGCTCCTCGATGCGCAGCGCCAACGCGCTGCAGGCCGTGACGCTGGGCCAGACGCTGTCGGCGACCGTCAGCCTCGTCAACGGCGCCGTGGCCTACGCCTGGTTCGTCGGCGCGGCCGGATCGGAATCGTTGCAGGCGATCACCACGCTCAACAGCGCGACCTTCTCGGCGCCGCTGCTGACGGGCCAGCAGCTCGCCTCCACCATCACCGCCGACAACTCGCGCAACGCGAGCCTCGCCTTCGACGGCCTGCTGAGCGTCGGCTTCAACCCCGCCAACAGCGCCTATATACAGTCGCTCGCGACCGGCACGGCCGGCACGGGTTCGTTCCTCACCTCCTCGGGCCGCGGCTCGGTGGTCGAGATCGACAATATGCTGATGTCGATGTGGAACAACTACCGCATTTCGCCGACCGTGCTGTATGTCAATACCCAGGAACAGCGCAACATCACGGCGAAGTGCCTGAGCAACGCTTCCGGTCCGTTGTTGCGCTACAACGTCCAGGCCGACGGCGACACGAGCCTGCCCTACGGCATCACCGCCAATGGCGTCGTGCGCTGGTACTACAACCCGTTCAGCGTCGACGGCGGTTTCGACATTCCGATCCGCGTCCATCCCGACCTGCCGCCGGGCACGATCCTCGCTTTCGCCGAGCGGCTCCCGGTCTGGTATCAGTCCAACCAGGTGCCGAATGTCGCGGAAGTGCTGACGCGGCGCGACTATTACCGCGTCGATTGGCCGCTGCGGACGCGTCGGCGCGAATACGGCGTCTACACCGAAGAGGTGCTGGCGGTGTATGCGCCGTTCGGCCTCGGCCTGATCACCAACATCGGCAACGGTTGATTGCGACGCGAGGGCGCGACCGCGCCCTCGCCTCTTCTCCTGAAGCGAGCCCGGGATGTCCGCCTACGATCTCACAACCCTCGCCGCCGTGAAGGCATGGCTGGGCCTGCCGGCGCCGCCGACGGCGAGCGACGCGACGCTGTCGGCTCTGGTGACCAGCGCGAGCCGCGCGATTCTCGCGGCCTTGAGCCGGCCTTCGCTGCTCCCGCAAGTCTATCAGGATATCGTCACGCTCGAAAGCGACCGCGTGTTCCTCAACAACTGGCCGGTCAGAGAAGTGACGTCGGTGACGCTCGACGGGCTTGCGCTTCCCGCGCTCGGTTTCAACGGCCCTCCGGCTTCGCTGGGCTATCTCTTCTATCCCGGCGACGTCGCGCCGCCCGGCCGACCGCAGGCGCTCGACATTCTCGGGCGCTGCTACAATCGGCTGCGACAGACCTTGGTCGTCGCCTATCAGGCCGGTTATTCCATCGTCGGCGAGACCTCCCCCATTCCCGCGACCACGCCGTATCTGCTGACGGCCGCGGCGCCGTTCGGTCCGTGGGCGAGCGACCTCGGCGTCGTCTACGCCAACACCGGGGCCCCGCTCGCCGCGGTGACGGGGGCGCCGGCCCAAGGCCAATATTCGGCGGCGGGCGGCGTTTATCGTTTCGCAGCCGCGGATTCCGGGACCGCCGTCTCGCTGTCTTACGGCTATGTGCCGCAGGATCTCGCGCAGGCCGCGACAGAACTCGCCGCCGAACGGTTTCGCGCGGCCGAGCGCATCGGCCTGCGCTCCAAGTCGCTCGGCGGGCAGGAGACCATCGCCTACGATCTCTCCGGCTTTTCGGCCTCCGTCGAGGCGCTCATATCGCCCTACAAGCGGACGGCGTTCTGATGTTTGCTTCGCTCTCCGGGACCGACGAGTTGGACCGCCAGCTCGCGACGCTGCCCGCCGCGCTCATGGCGAAGATCGACGCCAAGACGCGCGAGCTGGCGGAAGCGCTGGCCGTTCGCGTGCGTGAGCAGAAACTGTCGGGCCAAGTCCTGCAGACGCGCTCGGGCGCGCTGAAAGCCTCGATCGTCGCCGAGGTCGCCAATGACGGCGAGACAATCACCGCCAGCGTCGGCTCCGTCGGCGACATCAAATACGCCGCCATCCAGGAATATGGCGGCCGCACGGCGGCGCACGACATCTTGCCGGACAAGGCGCAGGCCTTGGCCTTCATAGTCGGCGGCGGGTTGCGCTTCGCGCGACATGTCCATCACCCCGGCTCGACATTGCCGGCGCGCGGCTATTTGAGCTCGGCGCTCGCCGAACAGCAAGCGGAGATCGTCGCCGAACTCACCGATGCGGCGGCGCAAGCCTGGAGTCATGCATGAGCCGGGAAGCCGCGTTTTCCGCGCTGTTCGCTCGCGTCTGCTCCGCCTATGATTGGGGCGTCGCCTCGCGCCGCATCAAGCTCTGGAGCGAGGTGCCCGCACCGATGCGCCCGGCGTTGTTCCAGTTGGAGTCCGGGCCGGAGACCTATCAATGGACCTCGCCCGCCACGCCCCGGCGCACCTTCGAGGCCAAGCTTTTCCTCTATTTCGACGCGCGCGATCCTTCGACGCCCGGCGCCTGCGCCATCAACCAGGCCCTCGATGCGCTCGACGCGGCGCTGGCGCCCTGCGGCGCGGATGCGTCGCTCGGCCGACAGACGCTGGGCGGCGCGGTGCATGATTGCAAGATCGCGGGCGTGCCCGTGCGCGACACCGGCGATCTCGACGGCGACGGACTGGCGGTCGTGACCGTGCGGCTCATCGCGCCCTAACTCACAAGGACGGACACATGCCTTCAGGGGGCGTCGAGACGCCGATTCCCGCGAGCCTGTTCGCGCGCCTCAGCGCCGCGACGCGCTATGTGATCAGCGGCGTCGGGCCGGAAAGTTGGTTCGGGCCGCAACAGCCGCTGGCGCCGCAGGCCCCGGCGGACGTGAAGGGGCGCGCCTGGGATTATCCCTTCGGCCTCAACATCAACTATGTGCCGCGCTCCGACAGCCTGCTGTCGTTCCACGACCTGCGTTCGCTCGCCGACGCGCTGCCGCTGCTGCGCGCGGTGATCGAGACGCGCAAGGATCAGATGGCGGCGCTCAACTGGACGGTGCGGCCGCGCATCACCGGCTCGCGGCCGGGCGCCGGCGCACGCGCCGACGCCGCGCGCGATTTCCTGCTCTATCCCGACCGCACCCACGATTTCGCGACCTGGCTGCGCATCCTCATCGAGGACATGCTGGTCATCGACGCGGCCTCGATCTATCCGCGCTACGAC